GACATGGTGTCGTCCGCGCAACAGACCGTTTATAAACCCCTGTTGGATTACTTCGATCGCGTGATGGCGGCGGGTCTTGGGATCGACCCCGACGCCGACATGGAGTACGAGTTTAACCCGCTGTTCCAAATGACACAAAAGGAAACTTCGGACATCCAATTCCAGAACGCGCAACGGGATCAAATTTACCTGACCAACGGCGTGATTACGGAAACCATTGTGGCGCAGGAACTAATGCAGGATGGCGTATATTCGAACGTAACCGAGGACTACATCGAGGAACTTGAAAATGCCGTCGAACTCGCTAACGAGGCAGCAGAGGATCTTGCTTTCCAACAGGCGGCTCAGGGCGGAGGGGAAGAAGGCAATCCCGTTGAAGGCACCGAGGAAACGGGAGGAACTACAGTATAGCCGAGCCCTGGTTGCCCTACAGAACTACGTGAACCAGGAAGCCCTGGCGATCCTGGAGCCGGTGTTGCGACTGTGGGAACCGGCCTACGTGGCGGACGCCGAAACGTATGTCACCGCCTTGAACCGGGCGTTCGATGCCATTAACACTAAGTTAAAGGGACCGACCATGCAACGGGTTGTTGCCACCATCGCGTCCGACTTTGTTGGTGGGGTAACCAAGGCCAACCGACAAGCGTTTAACGAATTGGTGGGTCCGGTGCTCGGTGTTGATCTGGCGGGGGTTGTGCAACGCGAAGGGTTGGCGTTAGAAACGGTGCAGGGTAAATCGTTTTCCTGGAACGTGTCCTTAATTACCAACATGACCGACGATCACCTGAAAGAAATCCAGTCGGTAGTCTGGAGCGAAGTTACCCAGGGGTCGTCGGCGCAGTCGATGATACAACAGATCGGCGGCATCATCCAACGTAACGACCAAGTGGTGCCGGTGGCAACCAAGTACAAAGGTCGTGCCAAGTTAATCGCCAGGGATCAGACGGCAAAGTTAAATGCGGACCTCAACCAGACCCGCCAGGAAGCGCTCGGCATCGAGGAATACCGTTGGGTTACCGCCAAAGACGACAGGGTGCGCCCGACCCATGCCGCCAACGAGGGGAAGATTTTCCGGTGGGACGCAAGGCCGGGACAACCAGGGTACCCAAATGCCACAGGGCATCCTGGTAAGGATATCCAGTGTCGTTGCATTGCTCAGCCAATTATTAATTTATAGGGGTTGATTTGTTGAACCCTGGCGAGTTACCATAGGCTGGAATGAGGACAGGCCGTGTTCATAAAGGATCTTAGTGTTCTAGACAGCGCCCGACAGTATACGTCGGAGGGTTTCCTACGGGTGCCCGCCGCGATATCTAGGGTCGGGGTCCAGACGTATACGCCGGACGAAATGGGCGTCCCCGCCAACGGGAAGTCGCTCATATACGTCTACCGCCCGCCGGAAGAAGTGTTCTCCGACGTGTCCCTTGGCTCGTTCGCAAACAAACCTGTCACCAACGACCATCCGCCCGAATTGGTTACCGCCAAGAATGCTAAGACATACGCCGTTGGTATGTCTGGTGATCAAGTGACCAAACTGGACGACCGTGTTACAACCACGTTGACCATTATGGACGCCGACGCGATCCGGGAAATCGAGGCGGGCAAGGCGGAACTGTCCAATGGGTATACGGCGGACATCGACTGGACGCCTGGCATCACCCCCGAGGGGATTAACTATGATGCCGTACAACGTAACATTGTTGGAAACCATATTGCACTGGTTACGAAGGGGCGGGCGGGCATGACCTGTCGCCTTGCTGATTCACAAAAGGGAGGCGTAAAGATGCCAACAGTAATGATTGACGGTGTGAATTTTGATGCGCCGGAACAGACCGTCCAGGCGGTTGCTAAACTCCAGAAACGCCTTGCAGACGCCGAAATGTCTGCGGCCGAAATGGAAAAGGACATGAAGGCCAAAGAAGACGAAATGGCCGAGAAGGAAAAAGAGGCGCAAGCGACTAACGACGCTCTGAAGGCGCAGTTGGACGCCGCGAAAGAGGCTGTCCCTACTGGCGCCGCCCTGGATGCTTTGGTTGCTGACCGGGCAGACCTGTTGGAGAAGGCGCGGACCCTGGTACCGGACTACGAGTGGCAAGGTAAAGACGCTGCCACCATCCGGCGCGAAGTGGTTGCGGCGAAGTGCCCCACTGTTAACATGGACGCCGCATCGGCCGAGTACATCGCCGCCCGGTTCGACCTGTTGGTGGAAGCCGCCCCAGGTAAGACGACTGTTGACCATGCCCTTACGACCCAAGTCGTCGGTACCCCCGCCGCAACAGAAACTCGCCCCGCGCACATCGTCGCCCGGGACGCCATGATCGCTCGCAACCGCGAAGCCTGGAAAGGAGCAACGAAATGAGCGCACAACTCTCCTACGATATTAACCAACCTGTCGCCTATGCTGGTTTGATCTACGCCCAGGCGCCCCACGACATTATCAGCCGTGATGCCGAGGCTGCCATTGGGTTCGGTGTTGCTGTTGGTCGTGGTGCCAACCCTGACAAGCAATGCGTTGCCGGTGGTGTGGCCGCCGATTACCTTGGCATTTCCATCCGTTCGCTTGAACGCGAAGGCGCCAGCAACGGCGCAGTTCAGTACGAGGCTACCGAAACTGTGGGTATCATTCGTACTGGTTACGTTTGGGCGGTCTGCCCGGCGGGTTGTGTTCCTGGTGATGGCGTTCTGTATACTTCTGCGAATGGCGTACTCGACGCTGGTGCGGCAGGTGCGGGCGCAGTAAGCATCGACGGGGCAGCGTGGCAAACCACCACCGCCGCCGGCGAACTGGGCGTAATTCGTCTTGGCCCTGGTACTGCTACGGCCGGTATTTAATCTTACTTAGGAGAAAAGTCCATGAAGACTTTCAACCTCAAAACCGGCGGGAAACTGATCGTTGACGGGCACACCGCCACGATGCAGGCGGCCGACGGGGCAACCTCTGTTCTGGACGGTGTTGTTCACCGCGCCATGATGGACGGGTATCTGGATGCCGACGGCGCCGTGTTTTTCCAACGGCAACTCGAGTACATCAAGGCGCGGTCGTACGACGTACAGTACGCCGAACTGAAGGCGCGGATGCTGTTCCCCGTCTCCAGCGAAGCCGGCCCTGGTGTTACCACCATCACCTACCGGACCTACGATCAAGCTGGTGCGGCGAAGATCATCAACGCCTATGCCGACGATCTGCCCCGCGCAGATGTTGCCGGCAAGGAAACCACCATTCCGGTGCGTAGTGTTGGGATCTCCTACGGGTACAACCTGGACGAAATCCAGTCGAGCCAGTTGACCGGTGTTGGCCTTGACCAACGTCGCGCCAACGCCGCCCGCCGGTCGGTGGAACAGGTAATCAACGACGTCGCCTTTTACGGGGACGCCACAAGTGGTCTGCCGGGTTTCTTCAGCAACCCGAACATTCCCACAGGCGCAGTTGTTGATCCTGGTGCTGGGACCGAATGGTCAACCAAGACGCCGGACGAGATCCTGTTCGACATTAACGATCTGTTCGCGGACATTTTCGAAACGACGAAAATGGTTGAGCGTGGCAACACGTTGCTACTGCCGCCCTCGCAGTGGAGTTACATT